GAAGACCGGAATTCATTATAACACGGCTCCTTGGCTACGGTAAGACTCTGAGAAATGGAACCATTTTTCCAACCATAACCAAGACGCCAAAAAGGAACATCTTGATAACCAATATCATTATAAATCGGATTAAAATAATCAGGTCCACGATATTCCAAATAATCGGGACGTATACCCGTCCAAAAATAAACAGGTCGAATCGTCAGCATATCAAAGATATAACCGGGCTCCTTAAAATAATAAGTTTGTTCTCGACCAAGCACAGTATTAAACGCAATAGAGCCACCCATCTGACCAAGTGCAGCAGCTTCACCACCTTCAAAACCGGACTGACCTGCTTGATTCATAACAACCTGGCTATTAACCATAACGGACGAACTAAAAAGAAGCTTCGGACGATCCACATGTTCAATCTTAGAAGCAAAGAACGTATAAAGCCAATCAGAATATCGAGAACCGGATGCACCAATAAGATCTTTATACTCCTGCAAACGAGTCGCAACAGCAAGCTGCGGGATAGTCTTAATACCGGTAAAATCGACATCAGAATCAGAATTACCCGGCGGCATAAGACGACTAAAACGATCGGGAGAACTTGGACACACAGCCATAGGATGCGCTGCCAGAAAAGGAACATTCAACGTCGCTGCAAAAAAAACCTTAGTGGGAACACCAACATCAGTACCCTCACCATTATTCCAATCAATCTCAGGCTCCTTAACATCATAAGGATGAGCCGGAACATTAAAATTAATATTCTGAGGAAACATCTGCACCAACTTGTTAAAATCCGGAGAAGCTGCTATTGTACCCGTATTAAACAAATCAGAACGAAGAATCTCAACGAACAAATCAGAACGATTCCACGATAACTCGTCTCGGTCAGAATCAACCTTCCTATCCCTCGGATAAAACATCGTTTCAAAATAATGGTCCAAAAACTCTAAATTACCATAACGCTGCCAGAAATAGGAAGCTTTAGAACGATACTCAGCCTTACTCACAGAAGAGGAAGCAGTAGTAAAAAAAGTAGGCCGATAAGTTCCGGGATGAGCAAAAGAAAAAACACCCCAAGAAGAATACGAATAATAATTGCGAACGATATCCCAATAAGCTAAATAAGTATCTGCATTCACAGTAATAAACTTCGACGCTGTCTTAAGAATAGTATCAAGAGCAGGCACAGTATTAACAGAATAATTGACAATAGGACTATTCGCAATACGAAGCCACGACATCAAACTATTCGGAAGTGCAGCACGATGATTAAACGGCATAACCTGACTGAAAAAAGCAGCAACACCGGCAGGCGGATACATGGGAGAAGTGTACGAACCCAAACCTCTATTATCTACACAACCGGGAATAAAGTTGTACGTCAAGTCGTTCATATCAAACTTAGACGAATTAACTCGCATTTCAGGATGATACAATTGCAAAGGAACCCAAAACCGATGCAGCCGAAGTACATAAGGATTAAACGATGGAACACCCAAGGGATTTGAACGGACATCAATACCTTGATGCAACGTAACTCGATCACGAGCATTAACAAACTGAATACGGACCGGATAAATAATACCCGGCGTAATAGAAAACGCCTTATTCTCTGGCATATCATACCGAGAATAACCATTTACAGCATGAGAAATAAAAGGTTGCTTACCCATAAACTATTTTATTAAAAAAAGGATTAGAAGAATCAACACCAAAACAATCTACCCAAAAATCAATAACATCAGAAGTTACCGCAAGAAAACTCGGCCGAAACTTACACTTACTCAAAAACTCCCGAAGCTTCACAAGGCGCGAAAAACCTCCTTTAACGACACGGGAAAAGTCGGAGGGACGAAGGACCCTCTCAGCAACTTCACGAAGAAAGCCAAGAGCCAAAGAACTACCGAAAGCGATAGCATAGGTCCAAGCAGTAGAAATCTTACGAAAAAGTAACGCATCTTGAGAAAGATACTTATCGTAGTAGCGAGGGATGCGGTAACGATAAACAACACCAGTCTGATGATCTGTGTAAGACCAAAGACCAGAAGCAACATCGGGAGCTTTAAAATCACCCAAATAATCGCCAACACCTGCCGAAATAAATTTACGGCGATATCGACTATTCTGAAGAAAGTCATAAAGATTAGTTTTTAATTTACCAACAGTAATAGGAAGAGACTTCGCAAAAACGACAGAACGCTCGTCCATATAAACAGACTTGCCAACATACTTCACAACATACCGAAGACGCTTGTCCGTAATAGATGAAATCCAAACAAAACCTAAATCCTTAACGGCTTCACGAATAGCATTATAAGAACAAGTAACATCCCAAAGAACACCATGAAAATGAAGACGAGGCTCATTACCTTGCTCCGGATGTATTCCAAATTCTTGAAAAACAGCATGTTTAATGGAATGACCAAAACGCCGACGAACACGTTCAAACCACAAGCGAATAAAAGAAGAAGGATTCAACAATGCACTACCGTAATACTCCGGAGCTATCGTGATCGTAACAAACACAGAATTATGATGCAAACTCTTATGATACTTAGTTTCACGCTCTAAGCGAATATACCAATCATTACGCTGCTGTCGCAAACACTCCTCACAACGACCACAAGGAATCATAATACGCTGAGTAAAATAATCCCAAGGCCGATTCTTCAACAAAACCTTCCGATCAGTCAAACCTATAGTCCGAGAACTATAAGCTCGATTCCTTATCCAAATGGGAGACTGACACATCCTTTATATCAAAATAAATACCAGGATACTTTTCTAACAAAAAACGAAGAAAATCAGAAGCCTGTTCATAAGTACGAAAACGAGAAATTACAGTAAAACGCTTGCCTACACGCTTTCTCACAAAAAAAGGCGCATAGGCAAGCTCGAAACGCTGGTAGTAACCAGAACTCATCAAAGAACTTTTCCTCCTAAAGGTCTAACTACAATTCGCTTACCTCCTTTACCTCGACTCTTCTTCTTCCGGGCCATACTTAGACAAACTTTTTTCATCAACCTGAACCAAAATCATACCTTGCATCTGAGCGGAAGCAGGCAAAAGCTTCATTTCAAAAGTAGATGCGCCGAAAGACAAAGCATTAATGAAACCAGCAAGCTCTTTGTCAAACAAATAAAAACATCCTTTTGGCAAGAAAACAGAACTAAAGTCCAAATAGCGAGAAAACTTAGAACCATCAAAATCCAAAGAATCAACCAGATCATAACTCTTAAAAGAACCGTCAGATTCTTCCTTACTAAAGGAAACCAAATAACCTCCATTCGAAAGAGGATAATTTGAAATCACCACCGAAATAATCGGATTTTTAACAGAACGAGAAGACTTCAACATGTCCTCAGTAATAACTTTAGATGACATAATAAAATAAGGTTTAAAATTCAAAGGCAAAAATAAACAAAAAAAATCAAACTCCAAAACATCAACGACGAAATTGACGACTGGTTGTAGTAGTATGCTTAGTCCAACCTGCACCACCAGGATTAGGAGCTAAATCCTCTGTAACATCCTCAATTCTTTGCACAGGAGGAGCTGTAGAAAGGACTTTTGCTCCAGAAACATGTCCAGCAGCAGAAATAGCTCCACTAACAGCAGTATTAACAACACTATAGCCAAATCGATTTTTCTCAGAGCGAAGCTCCCAACGATTAGTATACATATCATATTGAAAATCCTGCAAATCAAGTTTCATATATTCTTTGCGAATTTCCTTACCGGTCATCTTGACCGTACGATCAACACGTCCTTTCTCGTCGATAATAGGAACCTCAACTACCGTTTTCCAATTCACATCAAACCAGTTCTCCAAATCATCTGCCGTCAATTTATTCACACGGGCCAGTTGCTCCTGATTAGACGAAGAAGACTTCAAATAAAGCGCCCGAGCAGTCAACAACTGCAATTCTGCTTCAATTTGCTCATCAATATAACCAGTACGAGCCTTAAGCTGATAATACTCCTCCTTAGCCTTACCAAGATCAGCCTTAATCATCTCAAGATTATAACCAAAAGCAGCATCTTTCAACTCGTTATCAATAGAATAGGACAAAGCTATCGCAGTATTCAAACTTGATCGCGATGAAGATTCAGTAATTCCAGCTTCAGCAAGTCCTGCCTGCGCCTTCATCAAACGTTCACGCAAATCCTTATCCAAAGTCTGAGACTTATACCATTCAGCTTGAGCATCATCAAGAGCTGCCGCCGAACGCTCACGATCCCGCTGAGCATCTTTCAACTGAAGATCCGCATACGCAGAAGGATTACCAGCAAGAGCAGCAAGACCCCCACCGGAGCCAGTAGCCACAGGACCATGACCGGATGGGGCCCCACCGCTGGAAGTAGGAATAGTAGCAGAAACACCAACGCCAGACTGACCAAGAACAGCAGCAG